CAAATACACCTTCCACCACAATCACATAGCGCCAGTCTGCACCTTGCAAGTCTGTTCCAAACACATAGCCAGGTTGTGTGTCATGTATGTACCGGGGCTGGCGATTGTCCAGCATGCGACTGCTGTAACCTACCACCCGGTTATCATAGGTAAACGGCACTATGACCTGGGGACGAGTCCAATGCACGCTGTCGTTTTCTATCACGGTCATTACGGGATAATCTTTTGGCACACAGCGATTGCGCAGATACGTCCAGTGCGTGTCATGCTGAACAGTGACCAGTTCCGCCGCAGGTGGCAGTTCACGTTCCTCAAACTCAATGCCTTGCAAGGTACGACTGGTTCTTTCACGATCTGTCAGCAGTCCGGTCATGCTACGATGACGCAGGCTTTCTAGGTTGATGCGTTCAATTTCTTCTGCGGGCACGCCCAACCACGACATGAGTTTGCGTGCTTTGAAACTCAGCGTGCGACCAATAATAAAGCTGGCAGTGTAGCCACAATTAAAACAATGGTATGACCATCCTGCATCTGACGGTTTGATGCCACCTCGACTGCGACGATCGGCTGTTTCGCCCAGGTGAACACAACAGGGTGCATTGAAGCTGATCCAGCCCGATGCACTGGGCCGGCGTCGAGCAGGCAAGTAAGACACAAGATCGATCATCCTCTAATTATACAGGAATCTATACAATTAATCAAGTGTTGTGCTATCAATTCGTGACCTTGCTCGTTGGGATGTTGTTTTGGAGCCAGCAACTGTTGAGAATTGGGATGTTGTTTGATCAATTTGCCAAGAGACAAATCAGGCGAAATCATCGACACAACTGATTTTGTGGGAGGTACGTGCCAATCTGCAGCTCTAAACTGTAGAATGTTTCTGTTGTTACTGGCTGATTGTCCTTCAAAAAAATACACAGCCTGCAAAAAATTCAATTGTTCTAGTTCATGGCAGTTGGTCAACACAAACAAATTTTTTAATGTGTTGGTCCATTGCTTTGAATAGCAGGTAGAATCAGAATGCATCCAGGCACTGTGAACGAATTGATTCCAAGGAGCATCATGTTCATATGACACATGATAAGGATTATAAAAACTCCAACGTTCCGGATTGGTAAGTGCTACCAAAACCAAGCATTGATCAACAGGCAACGATTCGTGTTCCAGCCACCAAAGGTATGTCCAAATAGAACTTTGTAGACTACCGCCAGGTATACCAAAATTTTCTGTGGGCATGTCATAATGTTGTCCTATGCGACCCAGGAAACAATTATTTTCTCTATAAAAGGTATTGTGATGCAGTGCAGGTTCAAGTGCTCCAGGATAATTGTACTTGTGTAAGTTGGGATCTAACAACTCGTCGCCCCACATCCAGCTATCTCCAAAGCCTACAATTTTTTTATAACGCATTTATCTGTACAAGAGATCCACCACAAAGCCCGTGGTGATCATTACAGCGGCACCCAGATTGGCCGGATTGGCTGGTGCCGGCACATTGGGACCTATATTGGGCAAGGGCCAATAGCCCGCGCCACCATTGGTCACTGTGATTGCAGTCACCACTCCGGTGTCGTTGATGGTGGCCGTGGCCCGGGCACCCGAACCGTTGCCCACTATCACAATCCTGGGTGGTGCCAGGTAGCCTGATCCGCCGTTGGTGATGTTGATCGCAGTGACCACTCCGTCTTCCACTGTGGCCACGGCCAAGGCCGGTTGGCTGGGCTGATCCGGCACGCCAAATATGCTGTTGTTGAAACACAGGCGCAATAGCGGATGCCAACCTATGATGTTCATGTAGATGGTGCGGGTTTCGTTCAAATAGGTTGTGGATTCTGTCACATTGTAAAACAGGCTTTGATAGTCTTCGGCGGCCTGGGCCTTGATTGTGCCGGTGTAGCCTACCAGGGTCATCTGCACCGTGGTCACTGCTGAAGTGGGTTCGATAAAGCTGCTGAAGTATTCGGTGTTGGCCACGGTGTTGAACAAGTAGTTGTTGCCACTGGGATTGCCGGTTAAAGGATTCACAGGAAATTGGCTCCAGGCTCCGCCGTCGTAGCTAAGCTGTGCTGAAATTTTTGTGGTGGGTATGGTCAAGGGCGCACTGGGCACATGTTCTGGAAACACCGAATCCACTATGTTCACAGGAGCTCGGGCACCGGCCTGGGCGTTGGTAAAAACCGCTTCGGTTAGATTTCCGCTGGTTCGTGTTATTGCGTACATGGCCGGTTGTGCCAGGACTTCCAGCAACTGTGCGGCGGTCAGCGTGACCTTGGCACGTCCAGTGGCCGCATTCAGCGTGACCATGGGTTCCTGGATCAACAGCGCCTCGCCGTCGGTGCTGATCACACGGAACAAGAACGTGCTACCGGTGATGTTCACAGGTTTTTCTTGCTGATTAATAAACTCAAACAGCAGCACGTTGTCTACACCTTTGTTGATGGTCAGTGGCTTTGCGTACACAGGATCATACCTATAAATAAATGTTTCTCCAGCACCTGTGTCCATGAGCAAGGCATGTGTGATCTGCTGATAGACGTAGGTCTGTGTCGAGTACATACAGAGTATTTAGCCTGTGAAGATTTGACCCATGGACCCATTTGGTAAATATCACGACCTATGAATCATGACCTTTTTGCTCGTCTGGCTGAAAAATACCCATTTATAACCTTGTGTGTGTATGCCAGCACCGAATATGTGGGCATCATACAAAATCAGGATAACACAGTGACCACTATCTATGATTTTGGCGCCATACAAGACGTGGCCACCAAACAGATGTTTATTGACCTGGCCAATACCTGGTGGTGGGAGTCAAATCGCTCCATACCCATCAACATATTTCTCAAGGGCGACTGGGACCAATTTCGCCCATATCTGAGAACATTTACCAACAAAGATCTGGTCATCTTGCATGGTCCTGTGTGCAGTCTCAGCGAAATGGCCAGTCGTAAAAGCAAGCGCAAAAGCATCACTCTGGTGCGCAGGATTGACTGAGCAGGTTCATGTGTAGGGCCACCAAGGCAGCATAACTTATAGCATGGCTTTGTTTGAACACAAATCCCTGGCTGGCATCGCCGTCCCACACTGACGCAAATACCTGATCCCAGGGCTGACCCTGTAGATGTGCCTTGCCTGGCCGGATGATTGAAATAAACGCTGCCATCCTGGGTATGCTGTCAGGGCGCATGGTCTTAAGCAGTTCCGTGTAGTTGCCTATGTGGACCAGTTGTTTTGCCCACTTAGTGTCAGTCCATAGACGTGACCACTTGGGCTCTTGTGCCAACATCTGCTCATAGTGTTCTGAGTTTTTTATCAATTGATAAACATTCATGTTCAACAAATCTATTTTAAAATACCCTAACTGTTCGGCAGTTTCGTAGTCTATAGCCGCACATTCATTTACTGGATCCTGAGGAATATCAGTAACATATACTCCACTATTGTGTCGACGAACCTGCCCTTGATGCAGTTGCCGTGCCGGCGTTGCCCGAATCAGTTGTAACAACTGTTCTCTATCTGCTAAGTCAATGTCAATGTCTGCGCTCATAGTGTTATTTTACAAAAAAATTTAAAATTTGTCGACTATTGGTGAACCATTCTACCTGGTCTGCAGGTAATTCACTACCATAATGATTTTCTATCTGACTAGCAATGTAACTTTCTTGCATTAAATCCAATTTAGGTAAATCAAATATTTCTTGGTCACATATTCGTTTTATCAATACGTCACAGAATTTTTTAGAATCCTTATAAGGCTGTCGGGCAAGAAACTCGGTGTGCAGGTCAATCAGTTGTGGCATATTTTTTACTTCCCAACCGCACCACGTGCCAATTGATTGTATTTGATTTATAAAATTTTCAGTGTTATAAAAACTAAAAAATGGAAATACCCTTGGATCGTTGCTAGAATCATAGACTTGTTTTTTCTGTTGGAGTATGCATCCTGCTTGTTCAGGATTGCGAAATCCAATCTTGAAAAATTCTCTAAGCACGTGTCTAGGGCAGTCAGGATGTTCTGCATCAAGTTGATACAGTTTAAGATTGTGTTGATTTATACATTCCAATTGGATCCACTTGGGCAAGCGGTCAAAATCTTCTCGGCAAGCAACGTTGGGCCAACTGGCGTCCTTGACTGCATTGTAACTGTCTTGTAACTGTGTTCGAAAAAAACTTGCAACCAAATTTTCCAACATCCATTTATAGTCTATATTGTTAAACTTATGATAGGTGTTGACTTCAAGTTGGTCGTTGTCAATGTTCCAGTCCCCGGCCCGTAACAAACTAACTGATTGCAAGGCCAACAAATCATCATATTTGATTTCTATACTGATTATTTTGCTGTCAAACAGATCTGTTTTTACTCCGCGAAAATCTGAATAGTGCCAGCATTGAAACTGTTTTTCGCCGTGATATTGTTTATTATGCGAAGCTCCTAGCTGGTTAAAAGGCGAGTCATTGCAGGCGACTCCAGCTAAGAACTTATTACAAACAAATTCCAAGTAGTTGCCGTGGGCACCACCTTGAAAATCTATGTAAATCATTTACCAACCTGCCTTGGCTAACATTTCTCGAACATACTCTTGATCGGCCACATAGTCTGAGAACTTTTTCATCCATACTTCACTATCTATGTAAGGCCAGATCATGGCTATCTGTGTGGCATCTAGCTCGGCCAAGAACTTCTGTCCGCTGTCACAATTATACAAGATCCAGGCACTGATGCGACCTGTGGTCACAGCATAGACCATGGCATTGGCATTGCCATAACGCAGGCAGTCTTCGGCGGGATGTCCAGTTTCTTCTGCCCATGCAATACCATGCTCCATGGCACGGGCCAGAGCGTCGTTGACATTTTCTATTCGCAAGTATTCGGTCAGGTACTCGGTGTACATGGTATCTCTGGCCCAATGATCAATCTTCTTGTTGTTTTTCAGCAACCATTCCACAAATCTGGCAGGGTTAATGGCCTTGACTGCCACACAATACCTGCCAAACTTCACAAAGGCTCGATAGTAGGGACTGGTGGCAAAATCTTCAAAGGTCTTGAGTCGTGCGCTGCCTTGTGTGAGTTCATAAAACTTCAGATACGCATGCAGGCCCAGTTGCACTCCACGCTCATCCTGTTCTTGATATCTGCGTTTGGGCTCACACATGTGTATGGCCAGACTGGTCTCTTTGACAAAACTTCGTTTACAGTATCTGCATTCGAACATTACTTTTCACGGCCCAGAGCTTTGACGTAGGTCTCTATGTCTTTTTTGGTATTGATTTCAGCCATGACTGCTATCTCATCGTCTTTGAGATGCGGATACAGCTCGGCCAATTGTTTTTTGATTGTTCCGGTACCGGGCTCCTTTTTCTTTGGAGCAATCCAGGGATGGCGTTGTGTGCCCAGTCCCGGGCTCACTGTGGTGGCTGCGAGCCACTGCAATCGAGGATGACGATTAATAGCAAAAAAATGTCGGTTCAGTCGTTCATTGGTGGCAATCACATAAAATTCTTGCAGATCTCGTGAACCTTGTACCGCGCTGCCCCAGCGTATCATCAAATAGTTTGAAAACTTTTTGCGTTCTTCGTCGGTGAGTTCCTCATAGAACTGCCTGTTCTTGCGATCGAACTGGGCCATTTCATTCTGTATTGACAGCTTGTCCATTACCAGGCCTGGCTGTAGTTGACCACTTCACAGTTTCTGCTGATGTCCTTGACAAAGTACACACAGTCGGGCTTGTGACCTTCGTTCACAGGCACACACAGCATCTGACCATTTTTTAACTTGGGCGCATACCAGGTGACCTCCTGATACACATCAATGATTTCCACATCCAGAAAGCTGGGTCTAAAACTGCTGAGTGGGTTGAATTGAAAGGCCTTGAATCCTCGATCGTTGATGGCAGTCAATGGCAGGACTTCTAGATCACCCAGGTCTGGTTCACCGATCAAGATCTGCCAGTCCACGGGCATTTTGATTCTATGCTCACCTATGCGCAACACCAAGGCTGGCGCAGTGAAACTTTCTAGGAAGATCAAGGGTATGTAATGATAGTCAGGATCTCGGGGATCGCTGTTGTCAAATATGGCAAAGCGCATGTCATCCACTTCTTCCGGCAAGTGATCAAGTTCAAAGTGGTGATTTTCTAAAGTGAGTATTCTCATGTTTTAATTATAACATATTTTGTCGCAAGTGCAACCTTTACTTCCAACTCAGTTTCTCTTGTGTAAATGGATAGTTGGCCTCGCGATAGAAAACTTTTCTTTTTTGTAAATGCCGTTTGGCAAACTTACAGGTGCTAGTCACGTCCCAGATCTGCACATGGTCCTTGTCCTCAGCTTTTCTAATGCCTCGCCCAATGCTTTGTATAACGCGGACAAAACTCTCT